GGCAATCCACCGAGCGCGGCGATAATTCAATTTACCCGCACTGGAACATGGAAGAAGGCCAATCGGCTACACTACGCTTCCTACCTGATGGCAACTCTAAAAACACTTTCTTTTGGCAAGAACGAGCAATGATTCGTTTACCTTTCAACGGTATCAAAGGAGAGATGGACTCCAAGCAAGTTATGGTACAAGTACCTTGCGTGGAAATGTGGGGAGAGGCATGTCCTATCCTTGCAGAAGTACGCACCTGGTTCAAGGACAAGAGCCTTGAAGACATGGGTCGTAAGTACTGGAAGAAACGCTCATACATCTTCCAAGGTTTTGTTCGCGAAAACCCCTTGAGCGATGACAAGACCCCTGAGAATCCAATTCGTAGATTCATCATTGGTCCACAAATCTTTACAACTATTAAAGGCGCCTTGATGGATCCTGAGTTGGAAGAATTGCCAACTGACTACCTGCGTGGTCTGGACTTCCGTATCACCAAAGGATCCAAAGGCGGCTTTGCTGACTACAATGGTTCCAAGTGGGCACGTAAAGAGTCAGCACTGACCGAAGCAGAACAAGCCGCAGTTGATGCACATGGCTTGTTTGACTTGAGCACATTCTTGCCCAAGAAGCCAACTGATGTTGAGTTGAAAGTGATCAAAGAGATGTTCGAAGCAAGTGTTGATGGTCAGCCATACGACACAGAGCGTTGGGGACAATACTTCCGTCCTGCTGGTGTGCAAGCACCTGCTGGTTCGGCAGCACCGGCAATGACAGTAGACGGCCATGGTGATGTGCATGAAGTAGCGGCAAAGCCTGCACTCAAAGTAGCGGCTCCGGTCAGCGACTTTGATGAAGATGATGCACCAGCACCAACTGCTCCAGTGGCAAAACCTGCCGGTAGTGGGCAAAAGGCCGAAGACATTTTGGCTATGATCCGAGCTAGACAGCAGAAGTAATGCGAACGGCTCTGGATACAGAGCTGTTTCCTGATCTATGTGAAGTGGTAGCAATGCCACTTCACAATCAATGGATCTACCTAGTTCAAAAAAACGGAAGCAGCAGTTTAAGAGAACAGCAGGCAAAAGACAATCTTGCCATGTTTACCAACGAAGAGATCTCGGCGCTTGATTATGTAGATGTGTACATACGTAATCCTCGAGAAAGATATATCAGTGGAGTAAACACCTACCTACAGCATCTTCAACGAGATTATCCTGAATTAGATTATTCCACAACATTTTGGTTTGCCAAAAGATACAAATTTTTAAACACACATTACTTGCCACAGTTTCACTGGTTGGCAAATCTTGCTCGTTACCTACGTAGCGACACAAAAATACGCTTTAGAAACTTCAAAGACTTGGGTGCAATAACTAGATTTAAGTTTCACGCTGATGTTGTTCCGCCCACACAGGATTTCGTCAATCGTTTGCTGACAGACAACAACAATATTGAGTTGTGGTTGTATTTGGATCAAATACTTTTGGAGTTAGCAGGTCAAGAATTTACCTGGACCGAACTCTTAGACTACTATCAAAAAAATTATAAAAATATCATAGAACATGTATTGCCCAAGACTTGACCACTTTGTGAGATTCAATCCCAATGGTACAGTGAGTCGGTGCGGGCATATGGTCAATGCTCCTGAGTTTGATACCTTAGAACAAATGGATTCTAGTGAATGGTTAAGTAATATCAAAAGCAATCCGGATACTTGGTCCAAGGAATGTGTGCGATGCCAACAAACAGAACAAATCAACAACACCAGCATAAGACTCAATGCTATCAAATTCGATAAAAAACAAACACGCTCAGACTATCTTACTGTGGGTGGAGTACTAGACAATATTTGTAATAGTGCTTGCCAATCGTGCAATCAAAATCTAAGCACCAAGATAGGCAGTTTAATATCCAGTGACTATCCCATGATAGACAATTCAACAGCATTTTGGCAATTGCCATTGGAACGTGTGGTGCATTTGGATATTAATGGTGGTGAACCTAGCGCCAGCAAAAACTATCGTAACATACTCAAAAACATTCCGCCGGCAGTGGCCAGTGTCAGAATCAACACCAACTGCTCCATGGTCATTCCCGAAATACAACAACTGGTCGAGCGTGGCGTACATGTCACAGTCACAGTGAGCCTGGATGGTATTGGGCGTGTTCATGATTATGTGCGTTGGCCCATCAAGTGGGAAAACTTTGAACGCAATCTTGATATATACAAAAACATGGGCATCCAAGAATTAAATACTTGGACCACAGTTAGTTCTTTGAATATTGGCGACTTGAAGAATATTTTTGCATACACAAAAGAACAAGGCATCGATCACTCTTGGGCACTGTTAGAACAGCCAGATGTATTGAACGTCAAGTACAATAATCATTTTACACGAACAGCTGATGTTCCAGATGAATTAAAATCCCTAGTAGGACAAGATCAAGACAACACAGTTGAACTACAACTATGGACATACGCACAAGACCAGTTGCGTGGTATCAAACTTTGGGATTACTATCGATGAAAATAGCAATCACCGGCGGCACAGCAGGAATAGGTCAGGCACTAGGCAATGAATACCAAGCACTTGGTCATGAGGTACTAAATCTAAGCCGCCGCACAGGTCACAACATACGAGTGATACCAAAAATAGCTGACGCAATAGAACCCTGTGACATGTTTATAAACAATGCACAAGCAGGGTATGCACAAACTGAATTGTTGTTTGAAATGGCTCAGCGTTGGGCAGGCAGCGGCAAACACATCATGGTAATCAGTACCATGATGACACAAGATCCAGTGAGTGTATTACCGGGACTTGATATGATGGCCTATAGAATACAAAAAACAACTCTGGAACAAGCAGTGAGTCAAATACGAAACAGTCGACCTGGAATAAAAATTACCCTGATTCGTCCAGGTAACATAGCCACCAGCACAGATAAAACAGTACCCCCAGCGGCTGATGTAAATGTTTGGGCTGGAGCGTTAGTATCCATGCTAGAAATGGCGCAGAACAATAATTTAACTATTTCGGATATATCAATGGGACCAAAATTATGAAAATTGCTATCACTGGCCATACTCGAGGACTTGGTGCCGAGTTTAAAAAAGCATACGAAGACTCAGGACACCAAGTTGATGGATTTAGTCGTTCCAATGGTTATGATCTTAGAAATTGGGATCACATGCAAAAAATGCTTGGCCAAATTTCTGACCATGACATGTTTATTAATATTGCAAAACCAGATTTTGTTCAAACAACCATACTGTATGAACTATGGAAACGTTGGAAAAATCAACATAGAACCATAATAAACATCAGTAGTGGAATTACCTATACACCAGTCTGTCCAAAAAATTTGTTTGATGATCCTAGTATGGATGCATACCGTACTGCCAAAGTCTCGTTGAATGAGGCCAGTGCCCAGTTGTCATTTAAATCTTTCTGGCCTAAAATTGTGTTGGTCAACCCTAGTCATCTTTATAGTAATACAATCACAGTTGAAGAGCAAACAAAACTAACTAACTGGGTAAAAACATTCTTGTTAATAATGTCAGAAACTAACAACAGTGGATTTAATCTCAAAGAAATAACCTTTTAATATGACCCCAAAAGAATATCTAACTAAAAAAAGTTTTTGCACCTTGCCTTGGTTAGGGGTGTATATACAGCCTGACGGTGACGTAAGGAATTGTGCTATTACCAAAACAACTTTGGGCAACATAAACTCACAACCGTTAAGAGATATTTTGCACGGAGAAGAAAATCAAACTATCAAGCAAGACATGCTAAACGACGTCCTACATGATAGATGCGGTCACTGTCATTTATTAGAAAAAAATCAAAAGTTTAGTCCTAATTCGGTTAGCAATAGAGTGTGGTATCTAAAAACATTAAAGATCAATGACTTAGAATTTTTTGACAATACAAGTAACCATAGATTGCACATGTTAGATCTCCGTTGGAAAAACACTTGTAATTTTGCGTGTATCTATTGCGGACCAGATTTAAGTAGCGCCTGGGCTAGCGAATTAAATTTACCACAACATATAAAGGAAGATGCATTACAACAATCTTTGGAGTACATTTACAGTAATCTAAGCACAGTAGAGCACATATATTTGGCAGGTGGAGAGCCGTTGCTGATCAAAGAAAATTTAGTGTTGTTGAAAAAAATACACGAGATCAATCCCAACGTAGAAATACGAATCAACACCAATCTGAGTATAATCAACAACGAAATTTATAACTTACTCAAACAGTTTAAAAATGTACATTGGACAGTTAGTGTTGACGGCATTGGCAAAGAATTTGAATACGTGCGGTATGGTGGAGTCTGGGACCAATTTATCGACAATTTACAACAACTTAGACAAGACTTTGAAAAAATCAATTTCAACTCAACATGGTGTATCATGACAGCCTATGGAGTATTAGATTGCATAGAATTTTTGCAAAATTTAGGATTTCACGAAAATTCATTTATTGTGAACCCGTTGGACAGTCCTAAATTTTGGCATGTGGGGAATTTGCCAGATGCTGAACTAGCACTGCTGAGAAATAAAATTCAGAGCAAACTAAATCTATCAAATCCCGAATATGCTCTTTACAATTCGCTGAGTTTAATGTTAAACTACATATCTACACCATTTGAGAAAGATCTCAACACAACATTTGAAAAATTAAAAAATATTGATGTCAGAAGAAAAATTGACAGTAGTAAAATTTTTAAAGAGTTATATAAATTTAAAGAAGGAAATTAATCATGGGCAAACCATTTGACGTAAGCAAATTCCGCAAGGAAATCACCAAGAGCATTGACGGACTGTCAATTGGCTTCAACGATCCTACAGATTGGATCAGTACAGGCAACTACGCCTTGAACTACCTAATCTCTGGAGACTTCAATCGAGGAATTCCATTGGGCAAAGTCACTGTGTTTGCCGGTGACTCGGGTGCAGGCAAGTCATACATCTGTTCCGGCAACATTGTTAAGAACGCACAAGAGCAAGGCATCTTTGTGGTGTTGATTGATAGTGAAAACGCTCTTGATGAAGACTGGCTCAAAGCACTTGGCGTTGACACAAGTGACAGCAAACTACTCAAGTTAAGTATGGCCATGATTGATGATGTGGCCAAAACAATCTCCACATTCATGAGTGACTACAAGGCCTTGGATGCCGCCGAGCGTCCCAAGGTCATGTTTGTGATTGATAGTTTGGGCATGTTGTTAACACCCACAGACGTTAACCAGTTTGATGCAGGCGAAATGAAAGGTGACTTGGGTCGTAAACCCAAAGCACTCACTGCCTTGGTTCGTAACTGTGTCAATATGTTTGGTAGTTACAACGTGGGCCTGGTTTGTACCAACCACACATACGCAAGTCAAGACATGTTTGACCCCGATGACAAGATCTCCGGTGGCCAAGGCTTTATCTATGCATCAAGTATTGTGGTTGCCATGAAGAAGATGAAACTCAAAGAAGACGAAGACGGCAACAAAGTATCAGATGTAAATGGTATCCGTGCTGGCTGTAAAGTTATGAAAACACGTTATGCCAAACCCTTTGAAGGTGTGCAAGTCAAGATCCCTTACACAACAGGTATGAGCCCATACTCAGGTCTTGTGGACTTGATTGAAAAGAAAGAAATGCTCAAGCGTGAAGGCAACAGTTTAGTGTTTACCACCAGCGAAGGCGAAGTTATCAAGAAGTTCCGCAAGGCCTGGGAAAAGAACGATGATGGTTGTTTGGACAAGGTCATGGCAGACTTTGGAAATCAGAAAGCAGAGGTAAGTACGCAAGAGGAAACAGCAGATGAGTGAAGCAATAGCCAGTGAAATTTGGGGAGAACTCAAGCGTTTTGTAAACACAGTTGATCGCGCTGAAGCCGCTGAAACTGTGATACAGATCTTGATGGACAATGATTCCGATGTGGAAGACATTCGTGACGCCTTCAAAGGTGACTCTGATATTAAACGTGCCTTAACCGCATACCTTGACAACGACAAGGACTATGAGGAAGAAGACGAAGACGATGAGTACGAAGAGGAAGAAGAAGACGAAGACTGGGAAAACTGATGAACAATCAAGTGTTCCCCATTCGTAACGACACAGCATGTGTGTACAAGTGGGGATGGAACACATTCAGACTTTATAATGCAACGTCAAGTAGCTGTCACAGAGTAAATCCTGTAGCAGTGTCTCTAGACAAGTTTGATGATTTTCATAATACTTCAGAGGTACTCAACGACAGACAAAAAATGCTAGCCGGCAAGTGGCCCGGCCGTGGCTGTGAGTATTGCGAAAATGTTGAAAAGCAAGGCGGCGTAAGTGATCGACTGTACCATAATAATATTCCCGGTCTTACTCCTGTGGATTTTGATCCAGCAGGTGATCAAAAAGTAACTCCCCGCATTGTTGAACTTTATTTGACCAACACCTGTGACCTTGCATGTTTGTATTGTTTGCCAGGGTTTAGTTCAAGGAACAACGAAGAACTTAAAAAATACGGATCCTATCCCATTGGCATTTTACCAGTACAGCAAATTACTGACAAAGATCAATATTTCACTGCCTGGCTAAATTGGTTAGATAAAAATTATCAACACCTTGATCGTGTAAGCATACTAGGTGGCGAACCGTTCCTACAAAAAGAAATGTGGAATATATTGGAATTTATATCCAATAGACGCAATCAGAATTTGACTATCTCAATTAACACAAATTTGAATTCAAAAACAGATACGGTAAAACGCTTTGTTGAGATTTGCAAAAATTTAATAATCAACAGAAAAATCAAACAAGTACACATCAGTGCCAGTTTAGATTGTTGGGGACCACAAGCAGAATTTATCAGGAATGGGCTTGCTCTTGACCAATGGCAAGAAAATTTTGAATACCTGATACAACACAAGTGGTTATCAATCTCGGTACATCAGGTTATTACTTCGTTAAGCATTAGCACTGCACTAGATTTGCAACAACGCATAGCAGAATACAAAAAACAAAACCCTAAAATTACACAGGCATATCATGTGGTTGATAGCGGATACGAAGAAATATATCACCCCAACATATTTGGGGCCGCTTTCTTCAAAGATAAATTAGATGCATTGTTAGAACACTATCCAATTGCAACAGAGTGGGATATTGAAACACGCAAACGATTGGAAGGTATATGTTTGATGGTCAATGCAGAAAAACCAGACCCGTTGCGACTATCCAAACTTTGTGCTACACTAGACATGATAGATCAACGACGCAATACTGATTGGAAAAAATTATTCCCTGATATTGCTCAATACTTTATAGAAAACGAAATTCAAAATGTGGTATAGTCGCATAGTCGCTGGATTAGATGCCCTGCCTGATTTTATCAGTCATTACGAGCGTGAACTTGAAGATGCCAAAAAAGATTGCAAGATCTACGGCATAGTTGAAAAGAACATCACCGCCTTGCCAGGCATTACCGAGCACAGATTTAATCAACTGCAAGAGATTGAAGCAGTGCTGAACTATCTCAACATTCAACTGCGCAAAATACGTAGAAAGCACTTTCAAAAATATCTAGAAGCCTATGCCCGTGCGTTGACTTCAAGAGACGCTGAAAAGTACGTGGACGGCGAAGACGAAGTGATTGATTATGAAACTCTCATAAACGAAGTGGCATTTTTGCGCAATCGTTGGTTGGGCATACTCAAAGGGCTGGATACCAAGCAGTGGCAAATGGGACACGTGGTGCGACTAAGAACTGCTGGTATGGAAGATATTCAAGTGTGACCTGTTGTACGTGATACATAATAGCATGAAGAAAACTGCTTTTGTTACAGGCATGACCGGTCAGGATGGCCCGTATCTTGCCAAATACTTGATTGAAAAAGGCTACCATGTTTATGGACTAGTCAAACGCTATTC